CTGCTGGTCCTATTATCATGTGGCAACAAAGCGAGGCTGGTGCATGGGTTATGGAACATGCACTACAAACACCAATCTTCAAGACAGGCATAAACATTCCTGATGGCTATATTGGCTATACGGTAACGATTGAAGCAGACTTCACACCAGAAGATGAAATTTATTTTTGGATGCGTTGGGGCGATGAACGTATAAGCCATCGCAATGATTGGGATACTCGTTAGTCATAAATATTCTTATGGCCACCTTACAAGAATTAAAAACTGATATATTTGATTATGTTCGCTATAGTCTTGGCGACGGCATGGTAGATGTTGAACTTGACCCTGCTCATTATGAATTTTCATTAAAACAGGCTCTCGTTCGATATCGTCAGCGTAGTAGTAATTCTGTTGAAGAAAGTTATTCTTTTTTAAATTTACAAATGGATACGAATACATACACACTGCCAAATGAAGTTATAAGTGTTCGTAATGTTTATAAACGCAATATTGGTGCTAACAGCGGAACAAGCAGCCAATATGAACCATTTGAGGCAGGTTTCGTTAATTTTTATATGATTCAAAGTGGACGTGTTGGTGGTTTATCGACTTGGTACCTTTATAGTTCTTTTCTCAAAGAAGCAGCAAAATTATTTGGTGGTTTTTTAAATTATCAATTTAATACTACAACAAAAGAACTTACAATTATGCGTCGGCCAAGAGCAGATGCTGAAACAATATTGCTATGGACGGAAAATTATAAACCTGATATTATTTTACTTCAAGACATTTATAGCCAACCATGGTTAAAAGAATATACACTTGCTCGTTGTATGATGATGCTTGGTGAAGCACGTAGTAAATTTTCAACATTACCTGGTCCGCAAGGTGGCAGTTCGCTAAATGGCACTGATTTATTAACACGTGGGCAAGCAAAAATAGATGCGCTTGAACTTGAACTTACAAATTATATGGCAGGTGAAACTCCTATGTGGTGGGTGCAAGGATAATTTGACATATCTATAATTTTTTGTTAAAGTAAAAACATGAAGATAATTGGTGTGTGCGGTCTTATCGGTGGTGGCAAAGGAACCGTTGCGGATATCCTTGTAGGTAATCACAACTTTCAGAAAGTAAGTTTTGCCGATCCTCTTAAGGACATGATATCAAAGGTATTCAATTGGCCTCGTCATATGCTTGAAGGTGATACAAAAGAAAGCCGTGACTGGCGTGAGCAACGTGATGATTGGTGGGCTGTTCGTCTTGGTATTCCAAACCTTACACCACGTTGGATACTACAATATTGGGGAACTGATGTTTGTCGCACCAATTTTCATGAAGATATTTGGATTGCAAGTTTAGAAAATAAACTTTCTAAAATTGTGAATAGTGGTTCTGCCCATCTTACTAATAATATTGTTATTCCAGATACTCGTTTTCCCAATGAAATCAATATGATTCGCAAACTTGGCGGTGAAGTATGGGGCGTTCGTCGTGGCGAAGACCCTGATTGGATGATAAATCTTATTCAATACGGCGAACAACCCCTTGATATTCATCCAAGCGAGTGGTCGTGGGTGCGTGAAAATATTGACCAACTTATCAATAATGATGGCACATTACTTGAATTAGAAGAAAAAGTTAAAAGTTTGTTATAATATCCATATATAACCGTCAGAACAAGGGTCTTTTAGGTCTATCCGCTAAATATTATTAACCTTAAAAGGAAAAGACCCTATGGCAACTTTAGTATCTCCTGGCGTATCAGTATCGGTAATTGATGAAAGCAATTATGCTCCAACCGGTCCTGGTACAGTACCATTTATTCTTCTTGCTACTGCGCAAGACAAAACTAGCACTGCTGGTGGTATTGCAACTTATACTACCAAAGCAAAAGCTAACGTATTACAATTAATTTCAAGCCAAAAAGAATTACTTTCTAACTATGGCTTACCTATTTTCCCAAGTGATGCAAGTGGTAATCGTCTATTTGGAAGTGAATTGGCTGAATATGGTTTAATGGCTGCTCACAGCACTCTTGCTATTACTAACCAAGCCTATGTTTTACGTGCAGATGTTGATTTAAATTCACTTATTGGTAGCAGTAGCCGTCCATATGGCAATCCTGCTGGCGGAACATTATGGTTAGATACAGCAACAACTAATTATGGAATTCAATATTGGGTTTCAAGTATTCAAGCATTTAATGCTCAAACTCCAATTGTTATTACAAGTACATCACAACTTAATAATGGTGTGCCGCTAACAAGTATTGGTACTGTCGGAAGTTTTGCAGTAGTAGCTACAAATGTACAAAATCCTATCTATTTTAAAGCATATGATAATAGTTGGAATCTGGTAGGCACAACTGCATGGCAAGGAAAAACACCTGCTGTTACTGGTTCAAGTGCTGCTGGCACACTTTCAAACGGTAACTCTATTGTAATTAATGGAACAACAATCACTTTGAGTGGTACAACTGCAACTGCTCTTGCTACTCAAATCAATAGTGCATCAATCACAGGTGTTACAGCAGCAGTAATTGGCGGCTATTTTAACTTCTTTGTAACAAGTGCCGCACAAAGCAATGGTAGTGTGACTGATGGAAAAATGATTATTTCCAATAACTCAGGTAGCATACTATCTGCTACAAGCGGACTTTATATAGCTGCTGGCACATATGCAAGTCCTGCATTTGTTGCTTCGCCGCACTATCAGATTCCTACTTGGACTACAAATGATTCTACTCCTCGTCCAACTGGAAGTGTTTGGCTAAAAACAACCGCAGTAAATAGCGGTGCTAATTTTACAATTTATCGTTGGAATAGTGCTACAAATAATTGGGATTCAGTTCCTGCACCAGTTTATAATGGTCGTAGATTTGCAACTTATGGAATCGATCCTACTTTGGGTGGTCTTGGTATTCCAAATGGTACATTAATTGTAAAGCCTGATGTTGGTGGGCAAGGCAAAGGAACTTACATTGTATGGGAATGGATGGGTAACGGGCAACCAACTTCTATCACAGGCTCACTTACAAATCCAACTTTCACAGGTAGCTATAGTGGTGCTGGTACTACTAGCGGTAGTCCGACAGTTACATTATCAAATACAACTGGTATTACTGCTGGTCAGCAAGTAACTGGCACAGGTATTCCTAGTGGAACAACAGTATCAAGTGTTGTTGCAAATACAAGTATTACACTTTCAGCAAATGCAACGGCAACAGGCACTACAACTCTTTATTTTAACCAATTTACTATTCAAACTAATATACCTGGTGGCACAACTAATAGTAATACATATACTGTTAATGTAAGTGGCACAACTGCTGCAAGTTTTGTAAGCGATGTTCTTGCATTAAATATTCCTTATTTAAACTGCCAATTAACAAGCAGTGGCAATATTCAATTCAGTCATCAAAGCGGCGGAGAAATTGTATTTTTTGAAACAATTGGCACACCGCTGACTGGAGTTACTGCTCCAAGCACTGGCACAAGTGGTGGTGCTGGTTTTATTCCAAACAGTACTACAAATTTTGTAAGTGATATCACTCCTTATGTACAAGGACTTCCTCTTGTCGCTACATATTGGCAAGCGCCTTCTAATTTGTATCAAACACCAACTGCACCAGTTACTGCGCCAAGCAATGGTACATTGTGGTATTATCAAACTCCTTTAGAAGTTGATATCATGATTAGCAATGGCACTATATGGAAAGGATATAAAAACGTAACCAGCGACAGTCGTGGATATGATTTGTCTCAGACTGATCCACTGGGTGCTATCATAAGCAGCAGCAAGCCAACAAAACAAACTGATGGTACTGCTCTTGTATATGGTGATATATGGGTTTCAACTGCAAACTTAGAAAATTATCCAACTATCTACCGTTGGCAGCGTGTGAATGGAACTGATCAATGGGTTCTTATTGATAATACTGACAGAACAACACAAAATGGTATCTTGTTTGCTGATGCACGTTGGGATACTGCAGGTACCGCCGATCCAGCAATTGATGCAAAACCAACTATTGTAAGTCTGCTAACAAGTGATTATATAGATTTGGATGCACCAAACCCACAACTTTATCCACGTGGTACATTGCTTTTCAACACTCGTCGCAGTAGTTTCAACGTGAAGCAATTTGTTACTAGCAAATTTAATAGTACAAATTATCCTCTACAAAGCTTGCCAAATGTTGCTTCAACTTGGCAGAGTTATAGTGGAAAGAATTCTCTTGGTGTGCCATATATGGGTCGCAAGGCAGTTCGTAATGTTATTGTTAGTGCTTTACAAGAAGCAGTAGATAATAGTATTACTGCACGTGAAGATCAAAATAATTTTAATCTTCTTGTGTGCCCTGGTTATCCTGAACTTACTCAAAATTTAGCAAGTTTGAACAATGACCGTCGTAATACAGGATTTATCTTGGCAGATACTCCAATGGGACTAAGTAGCGACACAACTGCAGTTAATAACTATGTTACTAATGCAAGCAGTGCAGCAAATGATGGCGAAGATGGATTAGTAACAAATGATCCATATGTTGGCGTATTCTATCCAGGTGCTGCTTACACCAATGCTCTTGATGGTGTTGGACAAGTGGTTGTTCCAATGACTCATGCAATTCTACGCATGATTGTAAAGAGTGATCAGGCCAGTGCGCCATGGTTTGCACCTGCAGGTAGTATTCGTGGTAAAATTGACAATGTTCTTAAGATTGGTTATGTTGATCGTACTACGGGTCAGTTCTATTCTATCGGAACTAACCAAGGTCTTCGT